ACTACCTGTGAATCCAATATCAATTGGAGTACCTGTAGTACCCATGCCTGTAGTTACAGTTGCACCAGCTCTAATAGCAGTTAGGATGTTTGAATCCATTGCATCTCTTAGTGCGTATGCAGCGTTATCTGAAGCTACAGCTTGGAAGTTAACGTGAGAGAACCTTTTTTCAAGGTCATCTAATTTGAACGAGAATGACTTAGCTTGGTCTATAGTAAGAACAAGTTCTTGGTCAGTCAAGTCAGTTGAAGTTACAGTAAGACCTCTTGTGTAGTCTGCTACTGCAATTTGAGGTTCTTTGATGATGTTTACTGTATCACCAAAGTTAGATATTTCACCCATATAGTCTGTGTTACAGATTGCTTCTGCAACAGCAGCTTTTCTAAGTGCTATTTGTACTTTCTTTGAATAGATTTCAGGTATGAAGAAACCATTAGTTTGACCACTTACCCCTAATCCAAAGTTGTACGTTGAACCACCAGCAAATTTTGCCATGATTACTCCTTTGTTTAGTTGTTAATAAAAAATGAAAAAGTTAATTACTTAACTCTTCCTTCACGTTGAGCTTTTACAATATCTTTTTCATACTGCATAAACTCTTCGTCTGTCATATTAGCTATGTCAGAACGATTGAAGACAACATCTTTTGATTCAGAAGTTTGAACTTGTTCGTTTGTTTTAACTAACAAATCTGCTCCTTCATTTTTGGATGTCTTCTTCGTGGTTTTTTTATCAATTCCAAGTCCTCGGTCCTTCTTATACAAGTCAATTGCTCGTGCAGCAAGAGTTCCATCAGAGTTATTTTCATATATCCATTTTTTAATTTCCATTGGTTGAGCATCTGCCCAGTTATGAAAATCATCAGACTCTTTTATTTGTTCAAAGTCAGGATGATATTTTGAAAGTTCAAGGGCAGCTTCTCTCTCTTGTAAAGTTTGATTTGCTTTCTTTAAACCTTCTAACTCAGTTTGTAATGTCTTAACTTCATTTTGCGATTGTAAGTGAGATACAGTTTCCACAACTCCATAAATATCAGGATAATCGTTTTTAAAAGCTTCAAGCTCTTCTTTCGATTTAGGTGGTTGGTACTTAGGTCTGTTCTCTTGAAGTTGAACTTTAAGGTCACTTTCCTTACTATTCCATTCACCTAACTTCCTGTCATAATATCGTTTCAGGTCGTCATATCTTTTCTTATAATCAACTTTTGTATAAGGATTAGATTCTACATTTAGTGCAGAGTCTTGAACCTTATCCGTAGTGGCTGCCGTACTTTCGGTAGTATCTTCAGGGTTGCTGTTCGCAGTAGCTGTTGATACATCTCTTGTACTTGCAGGGGTTGGCACAAACAAACCATCATCAGCAGAAGTTTTATCTTGGGGCATTGATTGCTCAGTATGCCAAGACTTATTTCTATTGTAAGGATTTGCTTCGGCTTCTTGTCTTTGTCCTTCTTCGTTTTTACTCATTGTGTCCTCCTTTAGGGCTTCTTTTAACTTTGAAGGTAGCTAAAATTGGTAATAGTTTTTAAACGAAGCTACAAGGGCTTATAATAAATTATAAGGTAGCTTGTCTATCCATAGAGTTTACCTGTCTCTATAAATTCTGTTATACGATTTCTTGTTCTTCTTCTTGAGATTGAACACCAGCATCATAAGATTCTTCTGCTTGTTTCATCATTTTTCTTAATTTATCTACACCAAGATTTTTTACTGCTTTGGCTGTAAAGACAAATTCTCCATCTGATAACAATGCTGGGATAGAGTCTGAAGTTCCTGTTCCTGGTCCTTCTACTTCTCCATCATCTGTAAATTCTGTTGCAACTAATTTTGGAATGATAGCTTCTAATTCAGGGTGCATATCTACTGCTTCATCCAATAATGTTTCTTCTTCTTCTGATAAAGCTGAGGTATCTATAATTGCATCCATACCTTCCATGTCTTCATCAGTAATATCTTCTTCCATTTCTTCATCCATACCAACTGGCTTTTCTAATAATGAATCTTCCATATCCATTTCCATAGGTACTTCTTCTTCCATAGTTTCTTCTTCAACTACATCACCTTCGGCATATGCTTGATAATCAGGTCGTTGGTCATACTTACCTTTTTCAACACCAATCATTCCACCTAATGCAGCTTTAACTGGACTTAATTTATTTTTTAATTGTTCTATTTGATTTTCAATTTTTTGTTTTTCAGTAGGGTCAACAGTAATTTCTTCCATTGCTTCTAACTTATCAATTCGTTTATTAATGATTACATCTTTAATACTTTTATTGTCTGCCATTTCTTCTTTCATAATCTCAGAAATATTTGGCATATCTTCTTGTTCTAAATTTGGAACATCAGATGGTCTAATTTCATCACCAGCTCTATATTTTTTTCTTTTTAATAATCCACCCATAGCTTTTTTTATAACTCCTCTTCCAATTAAAATATCTTTTTGTGTTACATTTCCACTACCATCTAAATCAGGAAATGATTCTCCACCTTTATTAAATCTAGTTCTTGACGGAGAAAGTAATCTTGATGGCATACCTTGTCTAGCACTTTGAGGAGTACTAACATCATAAGGTGTAATACCATCTTCTTCATCCTTTTGTTTTTTAATAAAAGGAGGCATAGACATAAGTCCACCAGTTTTCATTTTTTTGGCTTTAATTCTTTTCATAAGTTTCCTCTTAGTTAATTATAGAAAGAATAAACTAATATGTCAACACTAATTTATTTTAGCTATTTCTCTTACGTTATTGGGTAGGTTCTTCAGTTTGTCCAGTAAATTCCATCTCCCCTGGCATTGATACATTGCCTGGTCCGATTGGGCTTTCGCCATTTCCTGAGTTGTCTGCTCCTGCATTTTCTGCAGGTATTCCTCCATCACCTTCCATTGGTCCGAGTTGACCAGGGATAGGAGTTGTAGGGCTAGTTCCTTTGTTAACATTTTGTTGTCCTATTATTTTTGCGTAAATTTCTGCTTCGTCTTTTGTATTCATTATTTCTTCAGGGTCTAAATCTAAAGAGAACGCTAACTCTTTTATAACCTCTGACATTCTAACAAAAGGTGCAATTGCTGGATTCTGTACTGTTTGTAAGAACATAGTTAGTCTTTGACTTCTAACTTCTTTCTTCATTAAACTAGAAGAACCCGTTGCTTTAATTTCTAAATCACCTTGTATTGGTAAATCACCTTCATAGAATTGCATATTCCATTGATACATTGCTTCACCTAAAGGCTTTATTAATTGGTCATCAATATTTTTAATTACTGTTTTAATATTTAATGATGCTGCTCCCATTAACATTGACATACCTGCTGCTGTTCTAGTCATACTTTGAACACCAGTTTGTCCATGTGAATAAGAAGGTAAACCTGTTGATTCATCTGCAAGTTGTCTAAACTTATCAAACATCTGCATATTTTCTACTGCAGTATTTGGAAACTTTAATCCATAAATAGATTGTCCAGGAACACCTGATTGTCTTTTAAATATTTTACCAGGAAATACTTCCATAGTTTGATTAGATGCTAATGCAGATTCATCCACATCAAATACTAAGTTACCTGCTAATGCTAAGTTATCAATTGCCATTCTTGCATGACCATTCATAATTTGTTGTGCATCATCCATATTTTCAGGAACACCTATACCAAAAAATGTATATGGATTCTTTTCATAAACAAAAGCTTGATAAGGAGTTCTAAAAGGTTTAAATGGATTTTCAACAATTCTAATTACTTTGTCTCTAATCATCCAAACATTAACTTGAACTTCTTGTGCATCATCAATTTCTTCATCAAGTTGTAAGCCTTCTTCTCTTGCACTTAATGCATCTATTGTTCCCCAATATTCAATAACTTCAAATCTATTATTTTCAATATCAGGGTATTGACTTTTTTCTAAATCTATATCTGTTTCCCAAGATTTCTTATTATATTTAGCACCCATTCTAACACAATCAAGTATTGCTTGTTTGTTAAAGAAAGGTCTATTTGCTAAATCTAAAACTTGGTGTCTGTTTAATCTATGTCTTTGAATAACATATTCAGCTTCTTCCATAGTTCTAGCATTAGGGTCAGGGTAAAAATCCCATATAGAAACAAATTCTACTTTAGGTACTTTTACTGTTTCAGGTTTATATTCTCTTGCTGTACCATTACCTGTTGAACCATATCTATGTAATGTTTTATTATAAGTAAATGGTCCTTTTAAAATTCCTGTACCTAATAAACAAGATTCAAATATTGCATTTCTTAATTGAATACTTCCATCTGATTCTTCTATTTGGTCGTGTATTAATTTTTCTAATTGTCTTGCTGCAATTTGTGCAGGTTTAATTTGAGGCATCTCAGGACTTGGTGCAGGTCCTTCAGTTAAATTTGCCTTTTCATATTTTTCTTCAAGTCCACCTAAGAAGTTTTCATTTAACGATTCAAATGTTGCACCTTTAGGTAAATCATTTCCATCACCTGGAAAACCTAAAATAGAAGATGGTGATGTATCTTGCATACCTTCACCTGGAATATAATCCATGTTACCTTCTATACCTGGAACACTTTGACTAGAATCCATTTGTTCTTTTAATGGATTAAGATGAGCATATTCTGCTATGCCTTCAGGTACTCTTGTTTCTTGAATTGTTAAAGGAAATTTATTAGCACCAAATAAAACATCTATAAGTTGTCCATATGCTGCTAAAACTTTTGTCTTAGTAACTTTAACAAACACTCTTGATTTTTCATGGTCTCTGAAAGCTACGTTCTTATAATATCTACCACGATAATTATGATAGGCTTGTAACCATCTATCTTCATCATCTTCTCTAGTAGTTTCACATTGTTGAAATTTAGAATTAATATTTGCAACTAATGCTGAAATCTTTTCTTGTTCTCTTGCATCATCTGAATCATTCATAGAACTGTTTGCAGAATATTGGTCATATGTAGCCATAATTACACCTTTTCAGTTTTGTCGTAATACTTATAATAATACAACTTTTATCAAGACTTGTCAACTATTTTTTTAATACTCAATATTACACTTGTAGGTATTAAAGTCACATTACCTAAATCATCTAAGTCGCCATTATCATCTTCAGCATAATCACCGAATACTCTAGTAACACCTTTGGTTTGACTTAATAAATGTCCTTTTGTAATACAGACAGGTAATTCCATTTCTTTTACTTCTTTAATAGAACTCCAACTAGATTCAGAGATTATATCCAACCATTTTATTTCAACCAATGGATAGTTTTCTAATTCATTATCTGTTTTTTTCTTTTTAAATTTGAGTATCTTTCTTTTTTTCATTAGTCTTTCTTTTCAAAGTCTTTAGTTGCTTTTCCATAAGGATTAAAATTACCCTTACCTTTTACTTTAGAATCTTTACACCAATCAGTAAACTGGTCTTTGATTCCACCTCCGTCAGCATATCTAAAAATATTCATTTTAAATACTTGTTCGATATGGTCTTGTTTAATGTACTCTTGTAAATCTTCATAAGATAATTCTTTATCATATTCTATATTTTTATTTTTATCTTTAAATGTATATAGTGGCATTTAATATCCAAATGTTGGGTCTGAGGGTGTCCATTTCTTTTTATCTGACATAGCCTCCCAAACCGATTGTGTTCTAGGTCTTGACATAATTAAATATCTTAATGCATCATATGCGTGGTCTGATGCTTTTGTATCTACATCTTCAGGCTTGTTAGGGTCTAAAGGAATAGATTGAATCTCTCTAATTAAATTAGGACAACTTTTAAATATTTGTAATTTAGGTCTGCCTTTATCATTTACTTTTAATCGTTCATGTATTTGTATTTTACCTTGTATTCTATTCTTATCAGCTCTTCTAAGTTTATGTCCAGCATTAGATAATACTTCTCCAACTGTTGGTCCTGTTGCTCCAGTTCTATTCCAAGCTGCCCAATCTAAAACACCTCTAACTGATAATCTATCTTCTTTTTCAAATTCATAAATCTTTTCAGCTAAATCTTTTCCTGTTAAACCTTTTTGATATAACTCTCTATAAATAATTAATGTTTCATCACTTGGGTCTATTGCTGCCCACACTACTGCAGATTCTGCTGCATAACCATAGTCAATTCCTTTTACTCTATCCCAATGTTTAGGTAACGTATATGGGTCAATACAATGTGTATCATAATCAAATTCAACAAACGCTGCTCCTTCGGCAACATCCCAATTACCTTCTAGTAATTGTTTTCTTTGAACTGCTGGTAATGACATAAGCATTTGCTCATACTTACCATCAGCAGATAAGAAAGGGTTATCTTCTAATCTAGCTGGTATAAACTTTCTTGTTATCTTATCTTGTCCTGTAAAAGATTCATTTGGTGGTGAAGGGTCTAAGTATCTTTTCTTTACCCAATGACCTCCAACTCCTCCAGGGTTAGCAGTACATCTAATATAACATTGTATTGCTGGATTAGTTGTTCTTAATCTTGATTGTAGATATTGTAATGGAAACTCTGTAGGATATTGAGTTAATTCATCTATACCTATCCATGTATATGATTGTCCTTGGTATCTATATACATCAGCATCTCTATCAAGATAACCAAACTCTAATGATGCACCTGATGGAAACCTCCATATTTTTTCTACTTCTCTAAACTTTGCTCCTGCAAAAGCCTTTGGATATAACTCCCTAGACTTATCAATTAATTCTCTTAATTCAGGCATAGACTTTCTTAATAATAAAGCTCTATGTTCTTTGATATGCATAAACCTTAGTGGGTCAACTAACATAGCATATGATTTACCACCTCCAGCAGAACCTCCATATAACACATCTTGTTCAGGTGCTGCTAAAAATTCTGTTTGAGGACCTTCATTAGGTTTAAATACTATCCTGTCTTTTTCTTTTTCGAGTAGTTCTTTAACTTTTTTAGGAAGTGATTCCAACTTCTTTTCTTCCACAACACTACCTGTTTTACTTTTTGCATTTGGATTTAAAGCTTGGTCAACTGCACCGATTGCTTCCTTCTTGTTATTTAATCTATGTTTAGTATTAGCTAGTTTCTTAGCTAATCTTTTAATTTCTTTTTCTTTTTCTTTAACAGCTTGTCGAGCTGCTATCTTAGCCTTTTGTTCTTGCGAGAAAAAATATTGTCTTTTAGGCTTCTCTGTCATATTAAGGTCTTAGTGTCCAAAGTATTATTATACCAATAGCTATTAATGATATAGCTGTATTGATTGGAAAGAAAAATTCCATTACTCTGATACTCCCATAACCCATAATACAATTAACACACAGTAAATTATTTCCATTAACTATCCTTCTGTAATAAACTTGGTTTAGGTTGTTCTTTTGATTTATCTTTGTCTATAATCTTCTTTAATCCCATTGCAGATAACTTGCGACCTGTTTGAGATTCTAAAATTTCTACAGCTCCTCTAAGGGAGAACGCCCCAGCTTTAACACTATCCTTCATTTCTTTCAAGGCGTTTATTTCTTTTTCAATTGGTTCTAATGTTTTGTTATCTTCTTTAAGCTTATAACCAAAAGGTATTGTTGAACTACTTCGGTTCGTCATCTATTTGAGCCTCCTCAGCTTCAGCATCTATTATTTTCTCTTTGTTAGGTAATATAAATATACCACTTGCAGCAGTATGTGTAACATCTAACTTATCTCTCTTGGCAACACCAACTCTATCTAATAACGTCTGAGCTGCCTGTAGCTTAGCACCTACTTGTGGTATAGGGTCATCACTCATAAGTATCTCTACAAGCTTCTGTGAAGCCATGGGAGCTGACTTAGCGAGTATCTTTGTAGCTACTTCTACTATTTCATCTTTTAAGGAACTTACTATATTTGATTGAGAGGTCTCTGCATATCCTGCAATAGCTAGGGCTTGTTTGATATTTCCCTTTGCTTCATGTGCAAGAGCATCCAGGAACTTTTGTTGTTGCTCATTGAGTTCTCTCTTTTTCTCAGGAGGTAATAAACTATTATTCATACTTGTATTATACCATGTATAAATCTAGTTGACAACAAGTTTATTTTTTTTAAATGTTGACAGATGTCTGAAGTGGGTGTATAATAATTAATGTACCCTCCAGGGGGTGAAACATATACATAGGTATATTTAATCTTAGCTGGGGCAGTCCAGCAATATAACAATCCTCATTCATATCTACTAAAGCAGGGCGAACCTATCTAGTTTACAATAGATTCTGCCTAATTTTGTATGGGCAGTATATACTATACCCCCACACCCCCC